TGTGCCAACCCCGATAATCTTGAGGAAATGCGAAAGCTAGGGTTGGCAATTGTCCCCCCCACGCCCCCGGAAACCCCTCCGGCGGGCTAATCGAGGGGGGCTCGTCCCCCCTCCTTTTTAATCCTCGTCGCATCTCTCTGCCTGCCTGTGGCGGGCTAATGTGATCCATATTCGGATCACTCTTCGTATTCTCTCGTATTCTTCATACGGCACTTCTGCCTTGAGTGCCAGGATCGAGAGGTTATCTGCATATCTTTCCCATGCTTCTAGGAATTCTCTTAGGTTGGTTGTAGTCCTCATCCCCTTCCCTCCGGGTCCTCTCTGGTGATTGTGCTACGGCACTCCCAGTCTACTTCTTCCCTCTCTCCTATCGCGTTGTCCACAGAGTCCATAAGCGCGAGCGCCCTAACGGGCGCACGTCGCGCTTGTGGACCCCTGTGGTCAATCGCGTAACTGCACCTTCTAATTCTTGATATGGAAGGTGCTAGGTGACACCAATCTCGATTGGTTCACCAAAAAAAAACGGAGCTACTGCTCCGTATGCCGTCTGCCTGTGGAGCGCCAGCTTTGGGGCGCGCTCCAGGCAGGCGGCTAAAAAGAATGATGCGACGCCAAAAAACCCCTTGTCAAGCACTTTATTATTGACTTATCCACAGGTTATCCACAGGATATCCACAGGTTATCCACAGCCCTGGCATGAGGTGTGCATATGAAGCGGTTCGGTGTTTCTAAGGGTCGTTCGGCTGCCAAGTTCCGTAGTCACGGCGAGCGCACTAAAGCCCCAAACATCAATCGCACTGTGATGCGTGGTGGCTGGCGTCTGTAATGCCCTGTTACCGCCCCATAACCGCCTGGAAACCCCCAGACGGCGGGGCGGTGTCCTTTCGCGAGCTCCGCGACCATCGCGAAATAGAGCTCCCCTGTGGTCGTTGTATCGGTTGCCGGATAGAGAAACGCGATGCCTGGGCGTTTCGTTGCTTAGCCGAGTCCAGGCTTCACCAGGCTAACTCCTTCGTTACCCTTACCTACGATGATGAGCATCTGCCGGCCCATGGATCGTTGTCTCACCGCGATTGGCAGCTGTTTGCGAAAAGGCTCCGCAAGCGTGCGGGTCCGTTCCGGTTCTTCATGTGCGGCGAATACGGCGAGCAATTCGGCCGTCCGCACTTCCATGCCCTTATCTTTGGCTACGGCTTTCCTGACCGTGTTAAGTGCAACAGCTTGCACTCCAAGCATGACCTTTACACATCTGCGCTGCTCGATGCTGCCTGGGGAAAAGGACGCGCTGTTATCGGAGAGGTCTCCTACGAATCCGCCCGTTATTGTGCGGTGTATGCCACTAAGCGTATGTCGGGTGAAAAATGGCGACAGTCCGGCGGCGAGGTAGTTACTCAGGATGGGGAGCTCGTCGAGCTAACCCAGCCCTACGGGAGAATGTCCCTCCGTCCTGGTATTGGGTCGGAATGGTTTCAGAAGTATTGGCCCGAGGCCGTGGTGCACGGCCAGGTGTTCATAAAAGACCGGGGGCAGAAGATCCCCCGGTACTTCACGGACCTTCTGGAAAAGATTTCTCCGGATGATGCGGAAGCTTCAAAGTTGATGCGTAAGGAACTGTCGGATAGTCTTGCGGCCGACCGGACCCGGGAGCGTCTTGCGACCCGGGAAACGGTCGCCCTGGCTAAATCGAAGTTCCAACGTGAGAGGTTTCCCAATGCGCTATAAGATCTGCGTTGTTCGCGACCGCGCCCTCGATGCCTACGGTGTCCCGCTGTTCGTGGCGTCTAAGGGTCAGGCTATTCGCTCGTTCTCGGACGAGGTCAATCGCGCCGACGCTAATAATTCGTTGAACAAACACCCCGAGGACTTCGAACTGTTCTATTTGGGTGAGTACGACGATGAAACGGCCACGTTTGAGGCCGAACGTCCCCAACAGCTCGCAGTCGGTAAGGACTGCGTTATCGAGAGGTAATTCGTCATGCATCGGAATCGTTCAGTCAACGTCCACCAGTTCTCGATGGTGCCGCGTGCGGATATCCCCAGGTCGGGCTTCCGTATCGAGAACACTCACAAGACGACCTTTGACGCTGGCTATCTGGTTCCGATCTACGTTGAGGAGGTGTTGCCCGGTGATACGTTCAAGGTGAACGCCACCATCTTTGCGCGCCTGGCAACACCCATTGTCCCGGTGATGGACAATCTGTATCTAGAAACCTTCTTCTTCTTCTGCCCGAATCGTCTGCTTTGGACTAACTGGGCAAAATTCTGCGGCGAGCAGGCTAACCCGACCGACTCGATTGACTACACGGTCCCCAAGCTCACCTCTAACACGGGTGGTTTCGCCGTTGGTTCGCTCTTCGACTATTTCGGTCTGCCGACCGTCGGCCAGGTGGATGCGGCCGGTGCGGTCACTGTCAATGCGCTGCCGCTGCGTGCGTATAACCTGATCTACAACGAGTGGTTCCGTGACGAGAACCTGCAGACGTCGGTATCGTTCACTAGAGCCGACACGGGCGACACGGTCGCCATGTATCAGCTGCGCCGTCGCGGTAAGCGTCACGATTACTTCACCTCCTGTCTGCCCTGGGTGCAGAAGGGCGATAGTGTTTCGCTTCCCCTGGGTCAGTCGGCTACCGTGCTCACCTCGAGCACGCGCCTTGTCACTGGTGCCAAACAGGGTTTAATGATTGCCGGCACCACGGCCGGCACTCAGCCTACTAACAATGGCACGTTGGGGGTGGGTTCGAACGGCGTTGCGAACTTCAATGGCTCTGGCATTAGCTCGCCGTCCGACTCTTGGTATCCGTCGAACTTGTACGCGGACCTTTCGTCCGCGACTGCTGCCACGATCAATCAAATCCGGCAGGCGTTCCAAATCCAGAAACTGCTTGAGCGCGACGCGCGCGGCGGTACCCGGTACACGGAGCTCGTTCGTTCTCACTTCGGCGTCATTTCTCCGGATGCGCGTTTGCAGCGTCCTGAATACCTGGGTGGTGGTTTGACGCCGGTGAACATCACTCCGATCGCTCAGACGCAGGCGACCCAGGCGGATAGCACGCCGCTCGGCGCGCTGTCGGCGTTCGGAACTGCCCTGGCTAAGAATCACGGCTTTACTCAGTCCTTCACCGAGCACGGCTACGTTATCGGGCTTATGTCGGTGCGTGCGGATCTGACCTACCAGCAGGGCCTTCGTAAACTCTGGTCCCGCTCCACTCGGTATGATTTCTACTGGCCGGTGTTCTCCCACCTGGGCGAGCAAGCTGTGTTGAACCAGGAAATCTATTGCAAGGGCTCCACGGTCCCGACCGGCCAGGACTTTCAGGTGTTCGGCTATCAAGAGCGTTGGGCGGAATACCGTCACCATCCCTCGATGATTACCTCGCAGCTGCGGTCTACGAATACTGCGCCGCTGGATGTGTGGCATCTGGCGCAGCATTTCACCAATCTGCCGACTCTCAACTCCACGTTCATTCAGGACACGCCGCCCGTCGACCGTATCGTGGCGACGACTGAGCAGACCGGCCAGCAGTTTGTGGCGGATATGCTGTTCTCTAACAAGGCTGTTCGTCCGCTGCCCATGTTCTCCGTCCCGGGTCTGGTGGATCACTTCTAATGGATCTGTGGTCCTTCACGTTCATTCAGCTGTGTGGGTGGCGTTATCACCCCGGCTTCACCAGGGAGGGGGCTAAGACCCCTTCCCTGGAGGATCTTGCGCGTGATGCGGATGAGATCGTTCGGATGATCGAGGAAAAGGAAAAGCTATGGCCTTCGTCGGACTCGGTACCGCGGTAGTTGGTGGCGTGCTGGCCGGTGGCGGCGCGATGGCGTCGGGCGCTGCGAGCGCCCGGCAATCGGAGTCTGCCTACAAGCATCGGTATCAGTGGACGGTCAAGGATCTGCGCAAGGCAGGTCTAAACCCAATGCTGGCGTATTCCCAGGGTGCGCCCCCGCCCTCCATTCCCGCTCAGCCCAATGCCGGCGAAGCGGCTGTTGAAGGTGGTACGTCTGCGTATGGCGCGGCTATGCAGGGCAAGGTCCAGCGCGAGCAGCTTGAGCTACTTCGTGCGCAGCGCGGTAAGACCATTCAAGAGGGTCGTGCTGTCGAGTTGAACAATCTCATCACTGAGAGCTCTCCCCTCTATCAGTCGGCTAAATCCACGCTTGGCGAATTCGGTGAGGTTCGCGGCCCGTCGGCTGCTGCTTCGCAGCGCTGGGATGCTGAGCTCTCAAAAATCACTGCTGAAGCTACCCAGCTGGCTCAGAGCACGGAAGTCCAGCGCTTGCAGGCTGAACTGCAGAAAGGCGAGCTCACGCTGCAAGAGGTGAAAATCAAATATGCCGACGAGCTGGCTACTATTGAGCGCGATTATCGTCGTGCTATGGCTACTGCTGCTGAGGCTGGCGTTCCGGCTGCTATTGCTGATGCTGAGTTCTGGGCTAATGCTGGTTCTCTTGGCAAGCTGGCTGCTTTCTTGAAAGCTCTTCTCAAATAGGTGTCCCATGGCAAAGGTTGAAACCCGCCCCGTTGTTGCTCCGGAGATTCCGGCTGTTCGCACAACTTGGAACTATGACCGCAAGGCTGTCTCTGAGTTGACCGGTCTTAACTGCACGGATCCGTCCCTGGCTGTCCAGTCTCAAAAGGACGAGGCCGACATCAACACCATCGTCCGGAATTTCGGTGTTACCGGTAAGCTGCCCGAGTCCGTTCGTCAGCCGATGTACGGTGACTTTACCGAGGTCTATGACTATCGCACGGCGCTTGAGGCCGTTCGTAGTGCGGAAGCTTCGTTCATGTCGCTTCCTTCTGATCTGCGTGCTCGCCTGGGTCATGATCCCCAGGCTTTCCTTGAGTACTGTGCCAACCCCGATAATCTTGAGGAAATGCGAAAGCTAGGGTTGGCAATTGTCCCCCCCACGCCCCCGGAAACCCCTCCGGCGGGCTAATCGAGGGGGGCTCGTCCCCCCTCCTTTTTAA